CGGCTCGACCGACGACACCGTCGAGCTGCTCCAGGCGGCCGGCGTGACGGTGGCCCGGTCGTACGTCGTGCCGTGGCGGTGGGATGTGGCTTGGACGCAGGCGCTGTGCAATCTGCCGCCGGATGTCGATGTGGCGTTCCGGGTCGATCTCGACGAGCGGCCCCAGCCCGGCTGGCGGGCGGCGATCGAAGCGGCGTGGGACGGCACCGCCAATAACCTCGTCTACGACTATTGGTGGAGCATGGACGACGCCGGCCGTCCGCTCCTGCGGTTTCACTGCGACCGCGTCCACGCCCGGTCGGGATTCGTCTGGCGGCAGGCCACGCACGAAGGGCTCGTCTGCTGGTCGGGCGAGAAGGTGCAGCGGAAGGCCGACGGCCTGGTGGTCGAGCACCACCGCGACAAGAACAAGGCGCACAAGACCGACCTTGATCTGCTGCGGGTGGCGGTCCAGGAGTCACCGGCCGACGCACGGGCTCGGTGGTACTACGCTCGGGAGCTTGACTACGCGGGCATCCCGACCGCCGCGGGCGAGTTCGCGGGCTTCCTGAAGATGGCCGGCGGATCGCCGACGGAGCGTGCCTACGCTCTGCGCCGGCTGGCGTCGATCACCGGCGACGGGGCTTACCTCGAGCGAGCCGCGAAGGAATCGCCGGGCGAGCCCGACGGTTGGGAACGGCTGGCGCTTGCCGCTCACCACGGCGAAGACTGGCCGCGGTCGCTGGAGTTCGCAGAGCGGGCGATTGCCTCGCCGGTCAGCACGCATGCTACAGACCCGCTGGCGAAGGCCAGGGCGGCCGAACTGGCCTCGATCGCCCTTTGGCACCTCGGACGCAAGGCGGACGCCCTGACGCACGCCAGGGCCGCGGCGGCACAATTGCACTGGGACGAGCGGATCGTCGGCAACGCAGCGGCAATGGAGGCGAGCCTATGAGCATCCAGGCTGACATCATCACGGCGCTCGTCGCCTCGCTTGACGCGGTGACCTTCACGGCGACGGCCGCGACGGTCACCGTCGAGACGAAGAACTTCCCCCAGTACGACATCGAGGATCTCGCCGACCCGGTGATCTGCATCACCGACGGCTCGATCGAGTCGGAGCGGATCGCCCGGTCGTCGCACATGCGCGATTACGCGGTGGAAATCTACCTTGCCCGGCACACCCCGGAAGAGGCGGATTGCGACGTGATGCTAGAGATGCTCGAGGAGCTGCTTGGCTACCTCGAGGATCACAACTGGCCGGGGATCACGTGGCCGACCGGCGTCACGTCGCCGCAGACGATCGTCGTCGAGAAGAATCCCGGCGATGCGTTGCAAGAGCGGAACGTGTGGCGGGCGGGGATCGTGGTGACGTTTCGGGTGCCGAGGAGTCACTGACATGGGATGGGTCGCAGACTTCCGCACGGGGACGGTCACCGGGGACGGGCTGCTGCGCGCTAAGGTGTCCGTCACCGTGAAGGAAGGCGGGGGCAAGTCTGGTGCCGGCAAGCCTCCGTCGAAGTTCAAGTGGGAGCACGTTCGGAGCCGCCTCGCCGTCGGCCGCGAGCGGGCACTGAAGATCGCCGGATCGGACGTGCGACGAGCCACGCAACGAGCGATGTCAAACCGGAAACCGATCAAGGAAAAGTTGATCGACCTCGGGGTCGTCAACGGCGAACGGCTGGTCGCCAAGCGGCGGCAGATCGCCATTCCCGACAAGGTCACAAGCTGGAAGACAGCCCGATTCCCAAAGGGCTTCCTGCGTTCCGACATCCAATACGACTACGACGCCACGACCGACAGCGTCGTCGTCGGGCCGACCCGGCTGCCGAAGCTCAACAAGCTGCACGAGGTGGGCGGACAAGTTCAGCTCTGGTTCGTCCGCACCCGCGCCCCGGCGTCGGTGCCGCGCCGGCTGTCGGGCGGGGCCGTCTTCGGCATCACGTCGAACACGCCCGCGGGCACCAATCCGATCGAGATTGGTTCCCGTCGGGTGAAGGCGCGGCGGTACATGCAGACCGGGCTGGACGACGCCAAGCCGAATCTTGCCGAGGCGTTCCGAGACGCGATCTCCGGCCCCTGACAGCCACACCCCCTCTCCGCCCCCGGCCGTCCGGCCGACGATAGAGCCACACCCCTACGCGGAGGCTCTCATGGCCGGCGAAACGATCGTGCTCGGCAAGAACGTCACGTACACGGGCATCTCCAACGTCAGCGACGGGTCGATCACGACCACGTTCACGGAGATCGACAAGACCAAGTCCGGCGACACCGAGCGGACGATTCTGCGTGGCTGGGCCGAGCAGACGCTCGACCTGACCTGCATCGACGCGCCGGGTGTGACTGTCGGCAGCGTCGTCGTCGTCAGTGCCACCGGGGCCAACGGCCACAACCTCTCTTCCGTGAAGTTCTTGGTCACGAGCGTCAGCCAGTCCGAGCCGCTCGACGACAAGGTCACCTTTTCCGTTTCTTGCACCCGCGGCGTCCAGTAAGGAGCATTCCACATGGCAGTGACTCTCGGTCGGGACGGCGGCGCACCAACGGGCGGCAACGGCGCGACGGGCGTGATTACCGTCACGTGGAACGAAGAGGCGACCGCAATCGACGTGTCGCACCGCGGGATCGTCAATCCGTCGGGCATTTCCTACAAGGCCGCGACCGGCGGATTCATCACGCGAACCGCCGAGATCGAGTGTCTCGACGCGACGGCGGTGATCTCCAGCCTCGCCGGTGCTGGCACCGGCTACATCGTCACCAACGTCTCCGAGAATCGGCCGCTCGACGGGCCGGTCACGTTCACGCTGACGGCGAAGAAGACCTCCTGACCACGAGGGGGCGGCATGGCGATCTCTCTCGGGCGTGACGTTGTGGTGACGTGGGACGGCGTGACCGTTCCCGGCGTCCGCGACGTGCAGGTCAGCGTTGCCGGCACCACCCGCGAGATCACGCCGTTCGGCAGCCGGGCGACGATCTCGTACCACACCGGGTATGGGGTGTCGATCAGCATCGACACAATCGACGACGCCGCGGCTACGACCGCCATCGCGGCAGCTATTGCCGGCACCGAGATCGCTGTCGTGCTGGCCGGCTACACGTTCACGGCGGTCGTCGCCAACGTCAGCGACTCGATTCCCCTCGACGACGTTCGGGGGTGGTCGATCCAGATGACGAAAACCCAAGCAGGGCTCCGTTCATGAAAGAGTTCAAGGACAACGAAGGCAGGCCGTGGCACGTGTCTCTGACCGTGTCGTCGGCGAAGAGAGTCAAGGACTCGGTGTTGGTGGTGCTTCCGCCGAAGTCGGCCGACGAGCCGGCCCCGACCGAGGCCGTTCCTTTCGACCTGATCGACGCCGGCGAGATCGCCAGGACGTTTCAGGTTTTGCGGTCCAACTTCTCCGCCCTCGGCGAGACGCTGTACGCGATCCTGCTGCCGCAGGTCATTCAAAAGGGGCTGACTCAAGACCAGTTCCTTGACGGGCTGAAGGGCGAGTCGCTCGAGCAAGGAGGGCTAGCAGTCGAGGAAGAGCTAATCGGTTTTTTCCCCCCGCGCCTCCGCGGCGTGGTGACCTCGCTGGCGGCTCGGATGACGGAGCTGGCCGACGAGGTGACCAAGCAGGCGGAGGCGGCGCTTCAGACTCCTGGGCCGTCGTCTGGGAGTGCTGCGGCATCACCGGACTCGACCCCGACAACCGCACCCTCCGAGAGTTGATGGCGGCCCGAGATGCTCGGCTTGAATCCGACTGGTGGCACACGGCGCAGCAGCTCGCTCAGTTCTACAACGCGAATCGGGGCCAAGGTAAGCCGGCGGTCGAGGCCGCGAAGTTCAACCCGTTTACAAAGTCGAAGCCGACACCGAAAAGAGAAGCGACCCAAGCCGACCTCCAAGAACTGTTCGGCCCCGCAGGAGGATGACAGATGTCAGCATCAGCAGTCCGCGGCGGTCAGGTCTATATCGAGATCGGTGCTGATTCGTCCAGGGCGATCGCGGCTCTCGGCAGAATCAACGCCGTGGTCGGCAAAATGGGCGGCGGATTGGCAAAGCTCGGCACGTCGTTCATGGCGGCGGGCACTGCGATCGTGGCACCGATCATGGCCGCCGGCATGGCGTTTTCCAGCCAGAACGAAGAAGTTCTTCGGGCTCAGAAGTCGTTGATGTCGCTCGGCGAGTCGGTCGGACAGGCAGTTGCCCCGGCGATAGTCGGAGTGGCAAACGCAATTGCCGGCATGGCCGAATCAGCGGCCCGGTTCGTCCGCGAGAACGAAGAGCTCGTCCGCCAGGTGCTAGCGGTCGGCGGGGCGCTCGTCGGCGTCGGGGCTTTGATGTTTGGGTTCGGGAAGACGATGTCCGTCGTGTCGTTCACGATTGCAAACTTCTCCAAGCCTTTGATGGCGGTGATGTCGATCGTCATGGCACTGGCTGGGCCGGCACTGGCCGTGGCCGCGGCACTTGGCGGAATCGCCTTCGCTGCAAATGCCGCAGGAGTCGATCTCGGAAAGCTCGTGCAGTCGGCCGGTGCCCTCGGAGGCGTCTTTGCCGGCCCGATCAACGACGCGAAGGCGCTGCTCGCCGACCTCGGCGAGACAACGTCAACGACGATCACCGGCATCTACAACTCGATCGCGGCCGGGGACATCGCCGGGGCGATCGACATCCTATGGTCGGGCGTAAACGCGGCGTGGCTTCGCGGTCAGGCGGCGATCATGGGGGTGATCGATCCGTGGGTGAGTCTGATCCAGAACACCTTCGACGTGCTCGGCACGTACGTCGTGAGCGGGCTTGACCTGCTGTCCACCGATGCCGGGAACGCTGTCCGCAAAGTCTCGTCCGTGGTGATGGGCATCTTCGACGAGCTGGCGAACGGCGTGATGGCGACGTTCGACATGATGATCGGCAACATCCAGAAGGCATGGATTCGGATCACCGGGTTCCTGCAAGGCGCGACCGACACGCAAAGCAAGCTCGATGCCATCGACAAGGAAAACCAGTCGAGGGCCGATCAGCGTGGCAAGGATCGCCCCGGCCTTGCCGCCCGCATGAATGAGGCGATCGGCACCAACGCCACTGAGTCGCAGGCGGCGAGCGATCGCCAGTCCGCGGCGATGTCGGACCTCGATAAGCGGATGATGGGCCGCGAGGACGCGAACCGCCAGCGTGCCGCCGACCGCATGGCCGCCGTCGATCAGGCCAAGACGGCTCTCGACCAGAAGGTCGCCCAGACTTCCGCCCCGGCGTCGATCTCCGGCGGGTCAGCTCCAAAGATGAGCACCAGCGTGGCCGGCACCTTCTCGGCGACCGCGGTCGGGCAGATGGGCGGCGGCAACGTGCAGAAGCAGCAGCTCGACGCGCTGCTCAAGATTCAGGCCGGCATCGACCAAGCGAACCGCGTCGGTGGCATCGTCGCATGAGGTGGTAGATGGCTCTCACATGGATCGAAGACAGCAGCTCGAGGTCGTCAACGATCTTCCGTCTCGGTCGGAAGGACGCGAGCACCCGCACCCGCGTTTTCAACGTCTTCGGCACCACCAACGAAGACGTGCTCCATGCCTCTGCCAACCAAGCGATCTCGACCCAATACCCGTACTGGCAGTATCCAGGCCAGCCGACCGTCAAGCTGCGGGCGGAGTCCTACGCGGTCGAGTACCAGGGCGACGACTCGTGGAAAGTGACGATCAACTACGAGAAGATCGGGGCGGACGACGCAACGCAGGCGGCACCACTCAAGCGGGCACGCTCTTTCGACACGTCGGGCGGCACGAAGCACGTCACCGAGTCGGTGACCGGGGCCGACAAGGCAGCGTATGCCGCCGGAGGCACGACGCCGACTTCGATGGGCGGGGCGATCGGCGTCGATGACAACGGAGTAAACGGTGTCGATGTCGTAGATCCGGCTCTTCAGTGGCAGGAGTCCTACGACGTTCCATCCAACTACGTCACGTCGGCGTACATCCGCAATCTGGCGATTCTTACCGGCACTGTGAACGAGGCAGCCTTCCGCGGGTTTGCCGCCGGCGAGGTGCTATTCGTCGGTGCGTCCGGCAGCCACGAGTGGGACGACCAGCGGGGGAACGGCCCGTGGTCGCTCTCGTTCAAGTTCGTGGCGTCACCAAATGCCGGAGCGGGGAAGACGCTGCCGGCGTTGACCGTTGACACCATCACCGGGATCGAGAAGGGCGGCCACGACTACCTCTGGATTCAGTTCGCCAAGATCGAGGACTCCGCGAAGGCGCAGATGGCCCGCCGGCCGTTCGCCGTCTACGTGGACAAGGTCTACAAGGACGGCGACTTCTCACTGCTAGGGATCGGAGTCGCATGAGCGAAGGACGAATCCAACCCGGTCCGGTGCGAGGGCAGCTATCCGCCCGTGCGTGGAACCGTGCGCAGGACGCCGCAGACATCGTCCTGGGGCAGCGATCCGACGGCACGGCTGCCGGGCCGTCGGACGGCCCGTCTTCCTACACCCCGATCCTCGCCCGAAACTCAACTACCGGCACCGTAAACCGCTGGGGCGTCCTCTCCGTCGCCGGCGTTGTATTCACGCCCTCGGGTGCGACCGGCAACGCGACGCAGCAGTTTCAGGATCAGCCGGTGTTGAGCGGCGGCCTGCCGACTGGCGGCTCGTCGTTCGTGGTCGCGGTCGAGCCGATCGCGGCCGGGAAGATCGGGCGGGTCGCGGTGGCCGGCGTCGTCCAAGCCAAGATCAACGTCGTCTCGGAGTCCGACACGTTTGCCACGGCGAAGGACGGCGATCTCACGCAGCTCTCTTCGGCGTCGAGCGGGGAAGCCACGATCCTTTGGAAGGAAAGCGGCACCGGGGCGGGGAAGTGGGCCATCGTGCGGTTCGGTGCGGCGGGGGCTTCGATCCGGCTGGGCAAGGTCACGGGAACGTGGTCGAAGGGCTCGACGGCGAGCGTGACGCAGTGGAAGGGCGACGGGTCGGCGGCTGTGTCGGGGCCGAGCGGGCCGGCGAAGTTCATTGCGATCAACCGGGCGCAGACCGTGACGGGACCGACCGGCGGTTACTGGGTCGGATGCGAGAGCATCGACGGTACATGGCACCTTGAATGGGCGGAGTGTGCGTGATGCTGCTCGGAGGAAAAGGCGGCTGCCAGCAATGCACGTGCGTGCCGTGCGACGCATGCACGAGGACGTGCCAAAATCCGTACACCGGGACGGAGTTCAAGCCTGTCTACACGCGGTACTTCGAGGGCGTGGAGGCCGGCTACCCGTCCGACGGCTACCTCTCAGCGTCAGGCAATTCCGACACGTCCGACCCTTACAACGGCATGGACGGGGCCGGGCCGTGGTTCCAGCAGATCACCGGAGGGTTTACGCTCAACAGCACGCAGACTCGGTTCCCGTGTCGCGTCACGATCTCGTTTTGGCGGAACCAATACGGGGTCGGTGTGCAATCGATTCCGCCGCCGTCCACGGCGCTGACATTTGAAGGCGTGTTCGTGGAGGTTAGCAGCGGGGCTGTAATTGTTGGCGACCGTGTGATCGTGCCGGCCGACGGCGAAGTGCAGATCACAGGCGTTTCTATTCCTCTCGTCTCCGGTGGCGGTGACCAGAGCAGCAACGACCCGCGGCGGTACGAGGGCGGTATTTCAATAGCGCCTCAGTGTGAGTCTGCGTCTTTCTCAATCCGAGCCACGATCAACTGGAATACGCAAAGGCGGCAGCACATTCTATACGGGCTGGTTCGGGAGTGCTACGAGGAAGAGAGTCCGTGCGCTGCGGAATGTAGCGGATCTGGCGTCCCAGACGTTCTGTATGTCACGATCAGCAACTATACAGGGCCGACGCCAGACGGAACTACTCTTAACGCCACTTACGTCTTGGAACGAGTACCGAATAATTGCTATTGGTGGGACGGGCTGACTACTGATGACTGTCTTGAAACGCCATCGACGTTAAGGTGGAACTCTTTGTACTCAAACGCGCTTAGGGTATCGAATGGCCGATTATTCA